AGTTCCTCAAATACTATTCATATAGTTGATTCGTCAATGAGTATTATTTCTTCAAAAACAATCTCTGGCGCTTCTTTTGGCAACGGAAACAGCGATACGGGTTCTTGTAACTTCTTTACTCCAAGCACTGCTGTGCAGTTGGCGGTTTCGCCTTCTATGAGGTTAAGAATTACTGGCGTCCAAACCGTTTAAAGGAAAAATCATGGCTTTAGTAAGCGTACCAACAGCAACGTCGGCGTCATCATCAAAACAGATTGTCATAACGCCCGGGTCTTCTACGGCTGTTCTTTACACTGTCCCCGCAGGCAAAACATTTACAGGGGTTATGGTTATATGGAATGGCGCATATCCTCAAGTCAATGGTGTCTATGTAACGACTATTAGCACTTGGACTGCGGGACAAACTTCATACACTATTCCGATGACGTTAGTTGCTGGCACAACTATACAAAACGGCAGTTCCTCATATACTCAATGGACTTTAATTGGGCTTGAGTCATGATTACCATCAACGATGATTTGTCATCGCACATCATCAGTGACGATGGCACTTTGGAGTGCTTTCTTGCTTCGCACAACCCTGAAACGCAAAAGCCGTTTACCTCTCAGGTTGAGGTTGAGGCTTTTATTTCTACGGTTTACGGCAACTCAAATTACTGGCAACCATACAAAACACCTGAAGAGCGTGCGCAAATTGAAGCCACGCAGAAGTCTGAAGGTAATGCTGGTCGCGCCAAGAGCGAGTTGCAGTTGACTGACTGGGTTGAGAACGCAAGCGTGCGCAATACAGCCCTCACGCCTCACCTGACAAATGCCGCAGAGTTTGATACCTACCGACTGGCTTTGCGCTCTATTGCTATCGTTAAGCCATCAACCGTAGATGTTTGGCCTGTCGCTCCACAAGCTGTTTGGTCAAGCAACATTTAATACGGAGATGCAATGGCGGATGTTCACGAACTAGCAAATGAGACTGACAAGCGTCTAGGCATCCACGAGGCCATCTGCGCCCAGAGGTACGAGGGCATCCAGAACCGTTTTGACGAAGGTACAAAGCGGATGAACAGGATTGAGTATCTGCTGTACGGCGTGATTATCTGCGTGCTGTTTGGCCCCGGTGTCGCTGGCGAACTTATTAAGAAGGTGCTTGGCTTATGAATTGGGCAGACGTACTCAAGGCGGTCATACCCATCATTGTTGCGTCCCTTGCTTGGCTCTTGGGTCAGGTCAATGACTTCTCCACTCGCCTGACTCGAATTGAGGGCGCTATGCCTGCATTGATAACCAAAGAGGGTGTCCCAACAGACAGTCCAGTCTCTGCGGAGCGCCGAGCCATGATGAAAGAGCATTTGATGTTGCACATCAATGAATTGCAGGTCAAAGTCAGATTGCTTGAAGAACGCGAAAAGATGGGGAAAAAATGATTCCAATAGTTGCATCACTCCTTGGTACATTGGCTCAGAACGGTCTGGGCCTTTTGTCTTCTGCGATTCAAGCAAAGGGCAAGCAAGTCGTTGAAGACGCTCTTGGTGTAAAGATTTCAGACAATCCATCTGACGCTGAGGTTGCCAAGTTGCGCCAGCTTCAGTTTGACCACGAAGAGCGCTTGCTTGAGTTGGGCATTGAAAAGGCCCGTATTGAGCAAGAAGAGTTGCAGGCACTGCTCAAGGCTCAAGCAAACCAAGAGGACAATGTCTCCAAGCGTTGGCAGGCAGATATGGCTTCTGACTCTTGGTTGTCGAAGAATATCCGCCCCGGGACGCTCATCTATATCCTGACCGCCTATTTGTTGTTCGCCTTGCTTGATGGTGGTGGATACCAAATTGCCGAATCTTATGTCCAGCTTCTGGGTCAATGGGGTATGTTGGTGATGACCGCCTACTTTGGCGGCAGAACCGTCGAGAAGGTCATGGAGATGCGCAGGAAGGACAAAGAATGAGCCTGAGCCAAGAACAAGCCGCATTCTTACTGGATGCCTGTTCCCTTATCAAATACGCCACAGAACAGGGCTTTATGGTCACTGGCGGGGAGTTAGCCCGCACACCTGAGCAACAGGCTTTGCACGTCAAAGCAGGGCGCTCTAAGACCATGAACTCCATCCACCTCAAGCGCTGTGCTATTGACTTGAACTTCTTCAAGGATGGACAGATAATATGGGACAAGGGCATTCTCGCGCCATTGGGTGCTTACTGGGAAACCTTGAACCCCAAGAACCGCTGGGGCGGCAATTTCAAATCGCTAGTGGATTGTCCACATTTTGAACGAAACGTGGGGTAAATATGGCAACCGCATCAGTAATGACCTACGACTCGTTGGTCGAAAACATCCAGTCATATCTGGAGCGGACTGACACTGCCACGCTTGAGAAGATTCCCTTGTTCATTATGCTGGCAGAGCAAATAATTGCCAGCCAAATTAAGTTCTTGGGGAACATGACCGTCAATCAAAGCACAATGGTGATAGGCGAGTCAATCATTGATAAGCCTGCTCGTTGGCACAAAACGGTCTCATTCAACATTTTGGTCAATGGTGAGCGCCAGCCAGTATTCCTGCGCAAATACGAGTATTTGAGGGGCTACTCGCCTGACGCCGCAGTCACTGGTGTTCCAGTCTATTACGGCGACTATGACTACACCCATTGGCTTGTAGCGCCCACACCAGACGCGGCATACACGTTTGAGGTTTTGTACTACGAGCGAATCCAGCCCCTTGATTCTTCCAACCAAACCAATTGGTTCACCATTTACGCGCCCCAAGCGTTGCTGTACGGGTCACTGTTGCAAGCAATGCCATTCCTCAAGAATGATGAGCGGATGCCTATGTGGCAACAGAACTATGACCTTATCATCCAGACACTGAAGGCAGAAGATGTTCAGCGCATCGGTGACCGTCAATCTACAGTATTGGACACATAAATGAGTTACAACAGCCCCTTTACGGGTAACGTCATCCAGCCAACTGACGTATCCTATCGCTCTATTACGCTAACCGTTGACACGCAATTGGAGTGGCCCATCAATGGCAACGCCACTGGCAACTACGCGGCGCGGATTATGCAGGTCAACGCCACCTCTGCGGGGCTGTCGCTTGAGATGCCTCCTGCAAACCAAGCCTCTGTTGGTCAGGATGCATTGATTCGCAACGTCGGCGCAAACTCGTTTACGGTTAAGGATTTTGCGGGCGACCACACAATTATTACGGTCGCGGCTGGTGAGTCAAAGTACATCTACATCACAGCAAATCCAGACGTACATGGCACATGGGGCATCATTGCTTTTGGCACTGGCTCTTCGTCTGCGGATGCGGCAACCCTTGCTGGCTATGGTTTGATAGCGCTGAACACCACGCTAAACCAAAGCCATCCAGTCACCACAACATCAAACCCTACCGCTTTGACTTCTGCATACAGGGCGGCGGCCTTAGTGTGGACTGGTGGTGCTGGAACTTTTACGCTTGATTTGGCAACCACGCTTGGCAACAATTGGTTCACGATGGTTCGCAATTCAGGCTCTGGAGCGCTGACGATTGCAGGTCAAAGCGGGAACACCATCAACGGTTCAACCAATATTGTTTTGCAACCTGCTGATTCCGCAATGATTGTGTCAAGTGGAACGACGTTCTATACCGTTGGTCTTGGCAGGTCTACGCTGTTCAACTTTACTCAGTTGACCAAAGCGATAACGTCTGGCACATATACATTGACGGCAACAGAAGCCGCTAACGTGGTGCAGAAGTACACAGGGACGCTGGCTGGCAACGTGACGATTGTCCTGCCCGCAACGGTGCAGGTGTACTACATTCTAAATGCAACAAGTGCTGGCCCGTACACGCTGACCTTTACAACAGGTAGTGGGGGTACGGCGACGGTTCCCGGCTCCGCTCAGTCCATCTTGGTTTGCGACTCCGTAAACATTTTGAACGCCAACACCTACCTTGCTGGCTCAACTGGTATCAGCTTGAGCGATGGCACAGTGGGTTCCCCATCCTTAAACTTTGCGACTGAGACATCAACAGGTATCTACCGCGCAACCTCTGGTCAAATGAACGTAGCCATTCTTGGCGTAAACCTTGCCTCATTTTCTGCAACAGGGTTGAGCGTTACTGGAACTGGAACTTTTACAGGTGGGATTTCTGGCGGAGTCTTCTGATGGTCAAGAAGGTCTTTTCAATTGACACAACCGCTGGAATTCAGCGAGACGGAACTATTTTTGACGTAAACGTCTACACCGATGGCAAGTGGGTTCGTTTTCAGCGCGGTCGTCCTCGTAAGATTGGCGGATACCGTGCCATTGTGACTGACGCAAAAGGATACTCTCGTGGCATCTACGTCAATTCAACCGACGGCATAAACCAAGTTTTTAATGGCTACAACAATGGCCTTGAAGTTGTAACCATCAACAATGATGGTATTGGCTCTGGCATCAACCAGTTCACCTTTACGGGGCTGGTCTTGACCCTTAATACATTAGTTGGCGGAACGCTGTACACCAACGGCACATACACCAACGTGACCTTGACAGGCGGTACTGGTTCTGGAGCCAAAGCAACTGTGGTCGTGGCTGGCGCAACAGTGACAACGGTGACGCTTACAACGGCTGGTAATGGCTATACAGTGGGCGACACATTAAGCGCAACCGCCGCAAGTATTGGCGGCACGGGAAGCGGCTTCTCAATTAAGGTTGCCACCATCAATGACGGGTTCACCGAGAGTGACCTGAATTTGTGGCAGTTTGATTCATCGTTTGATGCGCAGGGTTCTGGAAATCAGTTGCTGTTGGCGCACCCCGGTCAGAACTTGGCTCAGATTGACCAAACCGATGTGTCCCCCGTTTTGGCTGGAAATATTGCTGGAACTGTTATGTCCCCATTGGCAGACACCTCTGGCGCAACTCCTACAGGCGACGTCATTGAGGTTGCGGGTGGCGTGGTTGTGTTGCACCCCTACGTCTTTGTGTACGGTGACAACGGGCTTATTAAGAATTGCGTTGCTGGAAATCCATTTGATTGGAACGGCGCTGACGCCAATGAGACCAACGTGGCCTCTACAAAGATTGTTAAGGGTTTGCCAGTTCGAGGTGGTTCTAACGCGCCTTCTGGGCTGTTTTGGGCGCTTGACTCATTGATTCGCGTGTCCTACGCTCCAACCACTGTAACGATTGCTTCAGTTGCCCAAACCTTCTATTGGCGGTATGACATCATTTCCAGCCAGTCTTCTATCCTGTCAAGTCAATGTGTGATTGAGTATGATGGTATTTATTACTGGATTGGTGTTGACCGTTTCTTGCTTTACAACGGCGTGGTCAAGGAAATAACAAACAACTTCAACCAGAACTACTTTTTTGACAATTTGAATTACAACCAGCGTCAAAAAGTTTGGGCGCAAAAGGTTCCTCGTTTTGGTGAAATTTGGTGGTTCTATCCATCAGGCGACTCTGAAGAGTGCAATGACGCAATCATCTACAACATCCGTGAGAATTGCTGGTATGACGCAGGCGGCTCTGATGGTGCAAATAGAACCGCTGGCTACTTCTCGCAGGTATTCAAATACCCAATCAATGCAGGCGAAAATCCGTCACCTCAAATTGTTCTTTTTACTGACAACATTGCTACGACCAACTTAAGTACAACCATAACCATGTCGGTCAACAACCAGATTGCAAATGGTCAGTTGGTCGTTGCAACTGGTGTTCCTGCTGGAGCGGCTGTAACGGCGATTGTTCCGAATGCGGCATCTACGACGGCTACTGGAAGTGCAGGGGCTAACACTATTGTTGTGGCGAGCGCTACTGGCATATTACGAAATCAATTGGTGACAGGAACTGGAATTGGCACTGCCGCAACTGTGGTCAGTGTTGTTGGCACAACCGTGACTTTGTCCGTTGTTAATTCGGGTGCGGTCTCTGGCTCAATTGGATTCTCTGGCACAAGCGTGACAATTTCTGCGGCGGCAACTGCAACCGCAATTGTCTTGGGAAGTTTTGAGTCGCCTCCTAACCAGATAACCTTGTGGCAACATGAATTTGGCGTTGACGAGGTATCTGGAAGCCAGACAAATGCAATTGAAAGTTCATTCCAAACATCTGACCTTGGTTGGGTGCAGGGTGGCCCATCGCAACTCTCTCCTGTTGGCGACAATTTCCAGTTGCACTTAGAGCGTATGGAGCCTGACTTTATTCAGTCTGGCGATATGACATTCCAAGTGACGGGTCGCGCCTTTGCTCAAGCAGAGGATGTGACCTCACAGCCGTATCCGTTTAGCCCTGACACCCGCAAGATTGACTTGCGCGAACAGCGTCGTGAGTTGCGATTGATTTTCACAAGCAACACGCAGGGTGGCGACTACCAACTAGGTAGAGTTTTGTTGCACGCCAATGTTGGCGATGTGAGACCGTAATATGGCGTTGCCGCTCGTATACGACCCTCGGTATCACACATGGGACTCTTGGACGAGCCTGATGTGCGAGGCGTATGCGGCGCAACAGCTATCGATGAACACCCCCGAAGAGGGGTGGAAAGATTGGGCGTCAGGGCTAAAGGCTATTGACGTCTTTGTGAACGAGGGGATTCCCGGCCCTTACATATACGAGAACTGGTACGACTGGGCGCAAGCGTTGGTCGGAGCCGTCAATCAATCTACAGAGGAAACGGCAACATGAACTTTATTGAAATTTTTAACTATGTGGCAAAGGTGGCTCGTCCCGCCCACGCCAAGGAATCCATTGCTGAGTCTATGGAGGACGTCTTTCAAGACATCGGACTGGACAGCCTTGACGGGCTTGTCATGCTAATGTACTTTGACGAACTCTATGGTATTGACGACGCTGTCAGCAAGGAGTGGTCGCCCAAGTCCGTGCAGGAACTCTACGACCTTGTGATGGCAAACAAAACCAAAGAGCCAGCCTCTATGGAAGAAGTCAAGGAGTCGTGCAAATGATTTACCTTACGCACTACCGCATCGCTTGCACCGAAGAAATCGAACTCTTTGACGACATCATCTACCCCCAAAAGGTGAACTGGTTTCCAGACACTTACAACCGAACAAAATCTGGTCTGGTCTACGTCCCCCACAAGTTGGCGGAAAAAGTCCTTGACCCTGAGTTGCTTACCTACTTGCGCGAGAATCCTGTTGGCAAGACAGCGTTCATCCTTGCGGGTGGCAACGCACACTTTGCTGGCATCGGTCAGAGGGAGTACAACTCCCGTTTGACCTATACCTACAAGTTCCTGCCATTCACGTTGACGCAGGTCTATGCGGGTCGTATCGCTCAGTCTTTTGGTGAGATGGACATGGTCACCACCGATGCCAGCGCCTGCGCTTCAAGCCTCAAAGTGATGATGGATGTCCAAAACCTCATACAGTTTTACAACTTTGACCGTGTAATTGTGTTGACAGTTGAGGATGGCGTCTCCAATGCTGTTTTAGAGTTCTTTGGGGACTCCAAGGCTGTATTGACCGAAAAACAAGAAGAGGAGGGCATCAAGCCATCCGCTTTTGATTCGACTAACTTTGGGTTTCGGATTGGTCAGGGCGCGGCTTTGGCAGTGTTTGAGTCCCGCGACGCTGTAGTCCAGCAACAAATCAAGCCCCATGCCCGTCTTGTAGGGGCTTACAGCGCCTCAGAGCGCTCTACAAACGCAATTGGGCAGTGTGAGGACGGCGAAGGCTTCATCAAGGCTATGGCTGGCGCAATGCGCTATGGCAATATATCCCCAGATGAGATTAAAATAGTCAAAACCCACGGAACTGGAACTGCGTCCAACAACAAGGCTGAAAAGAACGCCTTGACCCAAACGCTACAAGACTTCATTGCAACCTCGTATAAGCAAAAGATTGGTCATACGATGGGTAGCAGTGGACTTCTTGAAACGCTACTTTTACTGCAAGACATCAAAGCTGGGTTTGTCCCTGCGATTGCGAACCGAACTGAAATCGATTCGGTATTCCTTTCGGAATCGACAAGCCCGCCTGATGGTTTGATAATGAGTCTGGCGGCAGGGATGGGGAACATCTACTCCGCCGCAATCTTTAAGGGGATGTGATGCTAGTCGACAGCAAAAAGAAAGAATTGAGCAGAGAGGCAATCTTGATGATTGCGGCTCAAGAGACTAAGTCGCCATATCCCGCATCGACCGTGTACGCCGCAATGGTAAAAGAGATGAATATGCCGGGGACGTCCATTCTTCGTGATGGCAACACCGTTTTCATTATTCATGTCGGAGAAGGTCGAACAGGCATCTTTCGCGCACTGAATGCGGACACCGCCCGCAACTATTTAGAAAGTTCATATGCTTTCATACAAGCCGCCTACAAGATGGGATTTGACACGCTTGTGAGCGAGTTTGAAGACCCAACAATTTTTAATATTTTTAAAGCAATTTCACGCAACCCACCGCAAGAAGGTATGGGCTACCGAGCCGAGAGAACCAAGAAGGGTTTTCGCGTTACGGTGAAACTTGGGCCAAAGCGGCCTGACAGGGAGTAATCACATGAGCGCAGTAGTAGAGTTTGTTTCGGACGCGTTTGATGCTGTAGGAGACGTCTTTGAAGCCGTTGGTGACGTTGTTGAAAGCGTTGTTGATGCTGTTGGCGACGTTGTTGAAAAGGTTGGCGACGTTGTCCAAGCGGTAATCGACGACCCCTTGCCAACTCTGCTTGCTGTTGGAGGAAGTTTTGTAGGCATCCCTCCGTGGGTGACGATGGGCGCAGTTACCGCCGCACGAGGCGGAGACCTTGAAGACATCGCTCTGTCAATGGGTACTGCGTATATCGGCGCTGAAATTGCCCCTAGCATTTCAAATTCCATCTCTTCTACTGTTTCCTCTACATTTGTTGAGGCTGGCATTAACGAAACAGTTTCTCAGCTTGCGGGCGACGCCATTAGCAAAGGTTTGGTTAATGGAACTCTTACCGAGGTTCGGGGTGGTGATTTTGAGGACGGCTTTGCTGGTGGCTTTACTGGAACTCTGGTTGCTGGCGGAGTTGGCGAGGTTGCCGACTTTGTCAAGCCAGATATTGTTGATTTTGCAATGGACAGCGGGCTGGACTTGCGTGACGCCACTGCTGTTTACAACGCTGGCGTAAGGGCAGTCTCTGCTGGCGTAACTTCTGAGTTAACTGGTCGAAATGATTTTGTTACATCATTTACAAATAGCGCAATTGGCTCTGGTGTTGACGCGGGAGTTCGTTCACTCAACAACACGATTGACCAAGAATTTAATACTGCCGCAACGTCTTTGAACAAAGCAAGCAACGACGAAGAACAGATTGACACAGCCGTAGTTGGCGCAGGCATCCCTGACAATCTTGTTGGCGAGGTGCAAGTATCTGATATTGGTGTGGACACAACAGTCTCAACCAGCACATTTGATGCCGCCAGCGTTTTAGGCGACGCATTTAATAGAGACACAGACGCAGGCACTGTTGTTACGGCTAATGCAGATGAAATTGATGATGGCAAACCTACCCCGCAAGGAAGCGTAACTGTTACGCAAGCACCTGTTGGAGAGACCGCTGATGACTTCCAAGACTTACTCTCAACTACTGGGGCCACTTCTGACGACGGAATATTAGCTGACACCTCATTAAATCTTCCAAGTGATTTTGAAGAAGTTGCACAAGTTTTACCCACTGACGAAGATGCGGAAGTTGCGGTAGCACCTATTACGGATGGCGTTCCAACTGGCGCTTTGGCTTCTGTGTCAGACGCCTTGAAGACTTCAGATTTATTGGATAGTTCAAAGCAAAGCACAGCAGTTGTGTCAGATGCTCCAGTTGCAGAAAACTTGCTGACTGCTGGACTTGCACAAGACAAACCAGAAGGTGGCTTGAATGCTGTTTCAACAGTACCGCAAGACAAAACGACAGCGTCTCTTGGCATCAAGCCTACTGACTTTACAAAGCCTTTGGTTGCCACCGTTGGTACTTTAATCAAGCAGGGATTGACTCAACCAAAGCGCCCACCTCCTCGTCCTACGCGCCCCACTGGCGGTTTGCAGACGGCAAGTGTTAGACCAAAAGTGTCTACGCCTCCTCCACAAAAAGTTGACGTTGCTAAGTTGATGCCAATTCAAAAAGCGCCCGCAACTAAAAAGCCAACAACCGTTGGCCCGCCTAAAACTTTGGCAGGCAATGCAAAATTAACCCCTGTGGGAAATATTGCAGGCTTGACCTCACTGGTTAAGAAGGTAGGATAAAAATGGCAATTCTAAAAAAACGGACATCAAGCAAACAACTTCCACAAGCAAGGGGTCTTGACCGCGCCCCTTTAGGTAGTGTTATTCGCAACTTTGATGATGAGCCTTCTATCTCTGGCGGCAGACCAAACTTAGGCGCACCCTCTGGCGGCTCCAGCATAACCTCTGGCGGTACTTCTGCTGGCGCTCTTGCTCCATCGACTAATAGACCTGTTCTAACAAGTGGAGCAACAACAAAACCACCGCTTACATCTACAGCAAAGCCAACAGTTAATACAAAGCCTGCGGTTACAACCAAACCTGCGGTTACGACAAAGCCGACAACAACAAAACCAACAATTACAACGCCAACGTCTACCACTAAGCCATCTGTTACGACCAAGACGACAACAACTCCAACGACGAAGACAACAACCCCTACGTCTGTTGTAAAGCCAGTCGTTACAAAGCCAAAGACAAACACGAACTCCACCACCAACAAAATTGTTAACGCGCTTACAGGCGCGGCGCTTGGTGTTGGCACGAAGCTAATCATTGACAAGATTACAGGCAAGCCTGTTGTCTCTGGCGGCACAAAACAACCTGCTGGTGGAACTGTCAAGCAACCTGCTGGCCCAACCACAAAGCCTGCTACTGGTGGTGCAAAATCGCCTGCTGGCTCTACAACTCCTGCAAAGCCAAATACAACACCCGCAAAACCACCCGTGACGCCAAAGTCACCAACCAGCACAGTGAAGCCTCCTTTAAGCGACGGCTCGGCAACTGATTTGTATAAAGGAACGCCTGCTGATGAGTCACTAGGTCTGCCTGCTGGCGCTATTGATAACGGTGACGGAACCTACACCACTGTTTATGACGATGGCTCTTCTATGACCTTCAGCATGGAAGATAACTCTGTTTTGTATTCCACTGACACTGACGGGAAAATTGATGTCTTTGAAGGTTCTGCTAACACCACCGTTGCTGACAAAGGAGGCGACTCTTCTAGCGAAAATACTGGTGGCGGAACTCGTGGCCTTGGTGGCACAACCGTTGCTGAAAACGCCAATACGGAATATTACCAAGACGGAGAAGGTAACTACTACACTTTGAACGAAGACGGCGGATATGACTTGGCGTACTACGCTGACGGCTCTACTTCTTCTGAAGAAGCGCCAATTTATGACTTTGGTGATGACACCGCTGTTGCTGAAAATACAGACACCGAATATTTTGAAGATAGTCTTGGTAACGTCTACGCTCAAAATGAAGACGGAACTTATGAGTTGTACGCAAATGCTGACGGCTCTGAAGTGGAAGACTCTACATATTACGACGACACACTTATTGCTGACAATACTGAATACACAGACGACACCGATTACTCAGGTTACGACGACTACTTGTACGCTGGCAATGACGACTACACAGATTACGAGTATGACTATGGCGGTGACTATTACGGCAAACGCGGGGGCTTGATTACTATGATGAAAAAAGGCGGGGTTCCTCGTTTTGAGGACGGCGGATACTCTGACACTGGCGAAGAAGTTCAAGATTGGCAAAACGTCAGCTATAACTACGGCGAAGACGACGACCCATCTTTAACTGGTAGTGATTCTTTGTATTCGCAAAGCGGCCCAACTAGCGCTGATTATTTAAAGCGTTCAACCCCAACTGTTTTGGCTTCTGCCTCGGAACGACCAGAAGATGTGGTAAGTACAACTTCTGAAGACATAGGATTTTCGCCAACGGCGGGTGTTCAATACTTTGATGACGGCTCTTACATTCAAACCTTTGACGACGGTAGCACTATTACTGTTGACTCGGATGGCAACATCTACGATACAACAGAGGCTTACGAAACCACGCGGGATGATGCGGGTAACTTTATTGTGACTGATGGTTATGGGAACATGACTGTTTATGACCCAAGTGGAAACATAATTCCATTGGGTGGTGGTCGCGTAAATGCCGCTCCGATTGTCAACGTGGGCAGTGGAACAAAAACGCCACCTGTTAGAACTCCGCGTGACCCTGCTGACCCACCAGCGCAAACAGGTATAACCGACGACCTTTTAAAAAGCATTACTGGAGCGCTCGGAACAACAGCAGGAGCCGCAGGCGCTGGCGCTTTGGTTGCCACCTTGCTTGGTAGTGACTTTATGGGTGGGGGTAGTGGTGCGCAGAACCAAGGCTTGGATATGTCGCAGGTTGGTCTTATCAACCCACGCACTACAGACTTTGGAATTGGCCCAACAAACTTTGTGGGCTACGACCAGTACGGCACAGATGCAAACGACTACACGCCAAACGAGGAGTTGTTGCGGAACTTAAATGCCCCGGGGTACAACCCCGTGCGTGAAGGCGACTACGGTTACGAAGAAACCCCCGTTGAAGAGTCTGCGGATGCGGCTTTGCCTGCAATGGCTTCGGGTGGCTTGTCTTCCATGTCTACCCCCGTCTCCTCGTACTACACGTTTGGTCAACCTGCTGACATCTTGGCAAACTTGGGAATGCGCCCACAGCCCCCAATGAACCCGCCTGAAATGATGCCGCAAGTTGGTCAGCAAAAGCCCCCTATGCAGGCGCAACAACAAGGCTTGCCACAGCAGATGCCACCTCAAATGGCACAGCAGATGCCGCAGGGTATGCCACAGCAGGGCATGATGCCTCAACAGCAGGGTATGCCTCCCCCTATGCGCAGGGGTGGTTTGCCTCACGCATCCAACGTGCCAATCACTCAGGGTCGCATGGACTTCCGCAAGGGCGCGGCTGTGCATGGTGCAGGTGATGGACAGTCTGATGACATCCCAGCTATGCTGGCGGATGGTGAATATGTAATTGACGCTGAGACCGTGGCCCAGATTGGCAACGGTTCAACTAAGGCTGGCGCTCAGGCTTTGGATAAGTTTCGTGAAGGTATCCGCGCCCACAAGCGCTCTGCCCCCATCAACAAGATTCCACCTAAAACCAAGGCGCTGACTTCGTACCTTAAAGGAGCAAAATAATGGCAGGCTTATTTCAGGGTGACCCACTACCCGCAATTACCAAGACAACGGAAGCCCAGCAGGCGGCTCCAGAGTTTTACACGAACTACCTGCAAGACATTGCCAACTTGGGTCAGAACGCTGTCCAGCAGGGCGGTATTGCTGGCTTCAGTCCACTGCAACAGCAAGCCTTCCAGATGGCCCCAGACGTCGCGTTTGCTGGCGCTGGCTCTATGGGTGCATCTTCTCAATTGCTGGGCGAGGCAGGCGCTACAACCGTTCCTGACGTCATTGCTGACTACATGAACCCTTATCAGTCCGCCGTGGTTGATGAGATGGGCCGCTTACAACAGCGAAGCATTCAAGAAAACATCCTGCCAAACCTTGGCGCGGCGGCAGTTGGCTCTGGTCAGTTTGGCTCACGTCGCCAGTCCCAAGTTACTGGAAACGCTCTGCGTGACCTTCAGTCTGATTTGTTGGGCAAGCAAATGCAGGCGCTTCAGACTGGTTACACGACCGCAGGAACGCAGGCTCAAAACGACTTGACTCGTGCCTTGCAGGCTGGGCAAGCCTTTGAGAACTTAGGACAAGCCCAGCAGGGTATGGGTCTGGCTGGTCTGAAGACGATGTCCGACTACGGCGCTCAACAGCAGGCTCAAGGCCAAAAGTTGCTTGACTACCCAATGGCTCAGACTCAGCAGTTTGCCAAGTTGCTCCAAGGCTATCAAATGCCTATGGGTACGACCACGCAGTCAACTGGCTCCGAGGGCTACTCCAACAGCCCACTCTCTCAGATTGCTGGCTTGGGTTCATTGGTTGCCGCGCTTTATGGTGTTCCTCAGTCAGCCGTCAAAAAAGACGGTGGCGTTATGCGCAAGGCTCAAGGCGGCGGTGTGCGTCTTGCCGACGGCGGTATGGCTCCATCAGGTGCAGAATACCATGATGGCAAAGGAAACTTTTACGATGCCGATGGCTACTTAGTGGAGTAAACAATGGCAATCCCAACACAGCAAGGCGGACTGAATCAAGTCTCTAAGCAACCAGCCCCGCCCGCACAGGCTGGGAACAAGTTTGATGCAGGCGCGGCGCAGGCCGAGAACCTTGAAACAATTAACCAATCAAAACCGACTGGCTTAAAAGAGACAATTGTTGACGACCTTGGTGACCAACGTGAGGCAATGAATGCCGCGTTGTTGCGTATGCGTGAGAGTTTGGATGTGCGCAAGAACAGGTTATTTGACCCTGTCTTGATGCAGACCGCCGCAGGCTTCTTAAAACCTACCAAGACGGGTTCTTTTGGCGAATCCTTGGGGTATGCCGCAGAAGGTGCTGGAGCCGCCGCAGAACGTGAATCCGTCTTTCAGAGAGAGAACCAAAAGTTGGAGATGGAACTGCTTGGAAAAGAGCAAGAGTTGCGTCAGCAGTTGGGTGGAGACCAGCTAATCAGCGCCCTGATGGGTGGGCCAAAAACTTCTAGCGCACCT